ATTTAAAGCTAGAACGGTTTTCGTTGAACCTTCGAGATCACCAGTAATTGCCGTCATTTGTTGTGTGGAAGCAACAACATCATCTAATTTGGTTGGTAAACCATCAATTCCGTCAGATAACATATTAATAGATTTTTCACTATCTTCTGCGCTGTATCCCAATGCACTAAGGACTTTCGGAAATTTTTGCATAGTATCGAAACGAGATATGGCACTATCAAGTGAACTTTTTAAAATATTAAATGCAGCACTAGCGACTTTGACTAATCCAATAGCAGTTACCATATTCTTTATTCCAGAACTAGCCTTTTGACTCTTACCTTCCAATTGATCCAAATCTCCATTTAAAACTTTTACAGATTTACCATCAACATCTACCGAAATTACAACACGTCCATCAGCCATCATTCCACCTCGCTTTCATCAGGTAATCGATACACATCTTTCAATTTCATCATTTGTTTTTCTTCTGTATCGTGTTTGCTAGGCTTTTTCCACATACGAATAGACACTACTTGCCTGAACTTCGTATCTTCTGGAAGTCCTGCAAGTAGCGCCTGAAATTTATGCCAATGTAATTTACCTTGCTGTTCGATTAAATCAATACCATATGCCTGCATAAATGATGCATATATGTACTCTGCATCATATTTTAAAGAATAAAAATTTTCTTTGTCTTTTTTATAATTTGCTGGTAACGGATTACCAGCTAAATCTGTATGAATCGGTTCTTCTTTCCCTTGATTCACATAATTATAAAATGTTTGATTAAAAATATTGGACTGAATATCTAATGGTAAGGCAATCAAATCTGTATCTGAACCAAAAAACATTTGTAACCCTAATCTGATTTTATAATTAGGAGCTAATCGTTTTTCATTCGTCATATCAATGATTTTCAGAATGTTATCGAAAGTAACCGTAACTTTATACTCTTTACCCTCAATTTTTATGACATCTTCTGGCTGATAGTAAAGGCTGAACATACCTGTTCACTCCTTTACTTTAAGTATTTTGATTCCACAGCTTTTAAATCTTCTGATTCCAATTCTTCTTTGATGCCAAGTGCAATCATATAGAGATATTGCGTAATAATAACCACTGATGGATTTAATTTGTACATCTTTTCGTAGGAGCCTTCACCAAGCATTGCATCTGCAATTTCTTTAATGACTTTTTCTGATTCATCCCAATCATTACCATTTTTTTCCAATTTAGAAACTCTCCCTTCTAAATCACTAAATAATTCGTGGAATTCTTTGACATGTTCGTCCGAACGGTCAAATTGTAAGGTTAAGACTGTTTTTCCCTCGTCATCCTGAAAAGGAATATCAATAATATTTCGTTTCAGTTGGATTGCTTTCATGTAAATCTTCCTTTCTTTTTAAGAGGGGAATCATCACCTCCTCTAACCTTCTGGTGTTTTTTCTGGTGTACCATCATGTTGAATAACAAAAGATAATTCTTCTTTCGTATTGGAATCCCCACCAGCAATTTTGATGTCTAATAAGCGCGCAACTCCCTCATAAGTGGTTCCGTCAGTAGATACCCACTTATGCCATACTTTACGCCCATTCCCAATTGCAAACTCTTTATCGATAACAATTTTTTGAGCATCATCTTCATAATCCACAAACCCTTCTGGTGACCAACGCTTGCGGATACCTAATACATCAGTTGTATCGATTCCTGTATAGTCATTATAATCTTCAGTCACATCCTCGGAATCATTCCCCATTGTTGTAATCCCTGAAGCCAACCATTTATAATCAGTCTCGGTTGGTTTAGTCGTGTCTGAGGTCCATGGTGCAAGATAATGTTTACGTACACTGTTTAAATTTTGTGCCATTATTATTCCTCCTTTGTAGGATACGTTGTGATATTTGCTTGTACATCAAGCATAAAAACATAATTTCGCTTATCATCTAATTGATTGATAAACGGTTTGTTCATAATAGAAATAGAGTTAAAAGAAAAAGAGTTATCAGCACTTTTTAGCTCTGATAACTCCTCTAAATAATTTGATACTAACCATAATGTGTTACCTATTTTTTCTTGGTCAACTGATTTCATCGCAAACTCATAATTGAGTTGCTGATCCTTTGCACCATCCATATATTCCAGTATTACTCTGCTACCAGGTAATGGATAGACACAGAAAGATTCTGTTGGTTGCAAATAGCCTAGTCTACATCTAATTGGCAGATTAGGGATATTGTTTATATTTTCGTTAAGGCGTTCGATAAAATCCATCAGAAACCAGCCCCTTTCTTGAATGCTTCTAGCCAATCAGATATAAAAACTGATTTTGCTTTTAAGTCCCATCTTGGCCCAGTTCCAGGAGTGGTGTAATTCCATCCACCCGGTGCGTAATAATGTCTTCTTGCGTATGGAGCGTTCCACTCAATAGATTTACCGTCTGGAGACACGTTACTTAATGTTCGTAAGTTACCATCGCGCATGGGAACAAAACTTTCATTCATTGTCGCATGCATTCGTTGAGACATATTAAATTGACCACGTTCAAAAGCATCCGTGGAAACTTTTCTTCTCAAACTTCTTAAATCTACACTTATACCTGGCATGCTATTTCACTTCCAATTCATATCCAATGATTTCATCCGACATAAAATATAAAGGTATTGCCTTAACTATTGTAAACTCTTTGCCATTGAAATTTACGATACCTTCATTCTCTAATATTGGCATATCAGGATTGTATTGCTTAAAAATCACAACCAAAGCATTGGGGGCATTTTCGGTGGCATTAATTCCCTGCCGTTTAAAATCGTAACCTTCATCAATTCGTGCATGAGGCAATTCAATAGGATTAGAAAAAATAGGTTTCCCCCAGTCATCTTCGCCATCTATTGCATTATAGGAGATAGCATGAGGAAACACCTGTTTTGGTGGTAGTCTGAACCTCATATGCTTACACCTCGATACAATAATCCTGTACCAGATAAAGCAGCAATGGCATCCTCTGATACAATACTAGGCGCTTCATTTCTTCCAGTATTGGAGTAGCGTGATGCTTCCGATACGCTGGTACGTCCAATAGACCACAATTGCGGTGTATTAATCTCATACGTGCTGGTAGCTCCTGTTTGTTGCATATACTCAATTTGCAACGCTATTGCCTTTTTGAATTTAATCTTCCGAAACTCGATATCCTTGGACAAATCGTGAAACTGATAGAAATTACGAGTCTGTATATCAAAAAAATCCGAAGCTTTTCCAACCAATTTGGTGAAGTCGTCTTCGGTAATTTCAGAATAACCAAATTCTTTGTATTCTTCATGTGTTAAGTACGGCATAGCTCTTCCTCCAATCAAAAAGGAAGGCTATTTTTCGCCTTCCTCAACAGTGTCATCTTCTGGTTGTTCTTCTTTCGGTTCTTCAACTCGCTCAAGAAAAACCTTACCATGTTTCGCAAGGTTTTTTTCAGCTTCTTTTGCGCGTTTGACAGTCATTTCAATTTCTTCGCCTACTTCGTACAATTCTTTCGTGTGTTTATCACGAAAAGTTTCTAATACTTTATATTTTGCCATATTATTCACCTTTACCCTTCTGGAGTATTGTCAATTTGAACTACAGCGAATGCTTCATCTTTAACAACCATAAATCCAACAGTCATGGTCGCTTTCAAAGCAATCATGTCACGTTCTGCCAGATTAATTGGCGCACCATCAGAAGCTGTAATAGTTGTCAAAGTAGCTTGATCTAGGATTTCGTAATTTAATCCTTTAAGAATACCGTAATAAGCATAATCCCAATCACCCACTAATTCTGCAGTTGTATCACCCAAAGTAGTTTTAGGTGTATATGCAATAGGTAACCCCAAAATGTCATCAACACCGTTTGAATTTGCTGTATTAAAAATGGGCATTCCATTACCATCTTTTGTTGAGCGATATTTCACACGCTGCTTACGAGTTGTAGCAATTCCATTTGGCTCTAAGTCTTCCTCTTCAATAAAAGCGATTGCTTCATTAATATCGTCATACTTATTAGCTGTTTCCGTAACAACATTACTTGCAGCAGTTGCAGCTCCTAAAATGTTTT